GGAAGGGCTAATGCCTAACATTATTACAGCTTCGCAGCTAAGATCCGTCTTAGGCGTTAGCTCTTCTCTCTACGACGACGCTTACTTAAACGACATCATCGACACAGCGGAGCAAGTTATTCTTCCGCTGCTTATTCAGAACTCGACAGCTGTAATCGAGTACGAATTGGACACTAATGTCGCGACATTCTTTACTCGTCGCACTCACCCGTTCGTCGTAGGACAGTCGATCGTCATTACTGGACTTCCAGCTCCATTTACAGCCACGCACACTCTTACAGTAGTTACAGATTCTTCATTCTCTGCCGCTCTTACATCGTCGAACGTAACACGTCGCCAGATTATCCCGAACGGCATGGCAACACTTAGCGGCTATTCAGCTGCGACTCTCTACGTCGGAAACGCGTCGATCGAGTCCGCTATCTACGCCGTATCTATCGAAGTCTTCCAATCTCGCACAGCTGCGGGCGGTCAGATCGAAGGAGTGGACTTTCAGAGTTCGCCCTACAGAATGGGCCGCAGTCTCCAGAATCGTGTAATCGGCCTTTTAGGTAATTACATAGATGTCGACGTAATGATCGGCGGCTAACGTGCCAGCTTCTTCTATTCTTACGAGTGTCCGTACTCCGCTAAAGACAGCGATCCAAGGAGTAGCGGCTAACACTTACGACGCAGTCCCAGAAGCTCCTATCGTGCCATTCGCGGCAGTGACTCCGAGCGTTCCGTATTTACAGCCTACGTTCTTAGGTAAGGCGAACGTCAAGCTAAAGGTAAACCTAGTAATAAGCGTAGGCGTAGCGATCTACGATAACCAGAGCGCACTCGATAACTGGGAGAAGCTCGTAATAAGCATTCTGGCGGCCGTTCCGTCAGGGTATGAAGTCGGAGACGTATCGAATCCGATTCCGTTAACGATAGGCGCGTCAGAGATTCTCGCGGGCGAGATTCAGCTGTCGACCTATTACACACAAACAAACTAAGGAGAAACAATGGCCACGACCGTCATTACTGGACGCGATCTCGCTATGACGATCGCGACTAAGAACTACGACGAGCAAGCGACAAGCGCGACGCTTTCAGCGGACGTCACTATCGAAACTTACGACACTCTTTACTCGAAGGCTTATAAGTCGATCGATTCACAGTGGACTTTCGATGTCGAAATGCTCGCAGACTGGGGCGCAGCGGATTCACTCTGCGAAGCTCTATGGACAGCGGCAGAGACAGCACCTAACACGACTCTAGCGGTATCGCTAACAGCTGTAACAGGCGCAGTCTTTAGCTTTAACGTTCTTCCACTATTCCCAAGCGTGGGCGGATCATCGCCAGACGCTCAGACTGTTAGCATGAGCTTTACAGTCGTGGGAACACCTTCAGAGACATTTAGCTAATAAACAGAATCGGGAGCAATACATGAAGCTAGAACTAGAAGTCCAGTACCTATCGGGAGACGTCGTTACTTACGTCGCAGCTCTTCCAGAATGGGTTAAATGGGAACGAAAGTTTAACGCAACAGTAAACGAAGCAGAATCGAAGCTTGGACTCGAAGGGCTTACATTCTTGGCTTATCACGCTATGAAGCGCGAAGCAGCTGGGAATCCTGTTAAGCCTTTCGAGATCTGGGTCGAAACTGTAGAAGGAATTAACAGTAAGAAGTCAGACCCAAAAGCTGGCCCGTCGGAAGCTTAAATCGGATCATCGTCGAAGTCGCAATAGCGACCCAGATTCCGATGAGCGAATGGCAGACGGCGGAAGATTTATTAACAGCTATAGAGATCTTGGAGAGGCAGAATGGCAGATAAAAGCGGCCGCGGCACTTATGCCATTACTGTCGATCCATACGAGTTTAAGAATCTTCTCGGGCTACTGGGTTCGTTCCCAGCGGAGTATCAGCAACTTGTAAGAGATCGCGCTCAGCCTATGTCTGCGCGATTAGCTGGTCAGCTCATGATGAGCGGACTGTCTGCTCCAGCTCCGCAGACGAAGTTAGTAGTCCAGACAATCAAGTCTCCACGCGATCGTCTTATTCGCGTCGACATCGGTGGCCCTAAGAAGGTCGGTCGTCCTTATGGCGGAGAAGCTTCTAAGAGCGGTAAAGGCGCGAAAGTCCGTCGACAAGCTGCGCCAGCGGGTGCGCTCTTATGGGGAACAGAATACGGATCGCATGGCGGCGTCGACTCAATCGGCCGCACATTTACGAACAGATTTAAGACTCCTTACAATAAGCGCGGCTACTGGATCGCTCCAGCGGTCGACTTCTATGTCCCAGTCGTAGCCCGCGAATACTCGCTTATGGTTCAGCAGATCGCTAAAGAATTGAGGCTTAACTAATGGCGGGCATTCCGAAGATAAAGATTACTTTCGACGCCGACTTCGACGAATTAAAGAAGGGCGTCAAGGGCGCACAGAATGAAGTCGAAGGCTTCGGATCTAAGATGGGCGGCTTCGCTAAGAAGGCGGGAGCTGCGTTCGCCGTAGCTGGAGCGGCTGCGGCTGCTTACGCTGGCGTTCTACTCGTCGACGGCGTTAAGTCTGCAATCGAAGACGAAGCAGCTCAGGCTAAACTCGCGACAACTTTAGAGAACGTTACAGGCGCGACAGAGAGCCAGATTAAAGCTGTAGAGGATTACATAACTCAGACGGCACTCGCTAACGGAATCACGGACGACGTTTTGAGGCCGTCGCTTGATCGACTAATTCGCTCCACGAAAGATGTGACAAAGGCGCAAGAACTCCAGACCCTAGCTCTGGACATCGCAGCGGGAACAGGTAAAGATCTAAAGACAGTCTCCGAAGCTCTTGGTAAAGCGTACGACGGCAATCTAGGCGCATTAAAGAAGCTGGGAGTCGGTATCGATGACTCGATCATTAAATCTAAGAACTTCGATGCGGCAGCTGCGGCATTAGCTAAAACTTTCGAGGGCCAAGCTTCTCAGCAAGCCGAGACATTCCAAGGAAAGATGGCTCGTCTTACTGTTGCATTCGATGAAGCGAAAGAGACCGTAGGTTCTTACGTCCTAGATGCTCTTACTCCGCTTCTGTCTGGCTTCGTGGACAAGGGAATCCCAGCGATCCAAGGATTCGCCGATTCTTTAGGTAAAACACTCGGGCCAGCATTCGGCCAGATCTTTACAGTGATTCGCGATGACGTGCTACCGATCTTAACAACTTGGTGGGAGTTCTTGTATAAAGAGATAATTCCGCAGATTCTTAAAATCGTCGGGCCAATTCTCGAAGGACTTAAAATCGCATTCGACAAGATTAAGAAGGCCGTCTCGGATAACTCCGTCGAGCTACAGCCATTCTACGATCTCTTGGCGAAAGTCTGGGACTTCACTAAGAAGTATTTAGTTCCGCTTCTTGCTGGACAATTTAAGACAGCACTCGAAGGACTTGGAACTCTGGTCGCTGGACTCGTTACAGCTTTCGGAAAGTTCGTCGGTCTCTTGACTGGAATCTATAACGGCGCGAAGAAGGTTATCGATCTAATTAAGGATAACCCGATCACTAATTTATTCGATGGCGGAGCTAAGGGACTTAAAGCTTCCGTACCATTCCCAGAAGAGATCGGCGGTGGAGTCACTGTCGAGACTGGCTTCGGCGGTAGCGGTGGAACTTTTAGTCCATCTTCGGGATCTTCTACTTTCACAGGCGCGCCGCTGTCTGCTTATTCTCCAGCTATGCAAGCGGCGATCCTACGTCGTGAAGAGCTAAAGGCCGAGACCGAAAGACTTAGAGCGCAGCGAGAAGAGAACGCAGCCACTCGCATAACCCTAAACATGGGCATCGTAGGAGATCCAGAACAGGCAGCTAGAACACTCATCGACGTAGTTAATAAATCCCAAGCGCGCGGCACTCTTGGCGCGGGAGCGTTCTTAATAGCATGAGCTTATGGACTCCAGTCTGGAGCGTTCTTATCGATGGAGTCGAGTATAAGAACATAACTCTGGCGAATCTTACGATCGAATCTGGCCGCCGCGACATCTATCAGCAAGCGGTAGCGGGCTACTGTAGTTTATCGATTCTTAACATCGACGACGATCCGATCACTGTAGAGATTAACTCTGGGATAACTGTCTTCGTGCAGAACTCCACAGCTACTCCAGTGGCAATCTTCGGCGGCAGTGTAAGCGACATTCTTACGACAGTGGAAAGATCGGGAACTGGCGGACTAGTCCAGACTATTAGCATTACAGCACTTGGCGCGCTTTCACGTCTGCCAAAAGTGTTAACCGAAGGCGTACTTAGCAAGGACTTCGAGGGCGATCAGATCTTCGACGTACTCGATGGGATTCTTTACGGAGCTTGGAATGAAGTTCCCGCAGCTTTAACGTGGGCAACTTATGACGCTACGACGACATGGGCTAACGCGGAAAATAGCGGAGTCGGAGAGATCGACCGCCCCGGGAATTACGAGCTAACCGACAGAAGCGCAAGCGTTACAGATGCTTATTCTTTAGTCTCAGCTTTAGCCACTTCTGGACTCGGTTACATCTACGAAGACTCCGAAGGCCGCATCGGGTATGCGGATTCGACTAGGAGAGGCACTTATCTAGCTGCAAACGGTTACGTCGATCTTTCAGCTTTAGACGCTTATTCCAGCGGTTTACAGACATCGACCAGAGCGGGCGACGTTCGTAATTCGATTACGATTACTTATAAGAACGGCCAGCTAGTTACAGACGACGATCCCGCTTCTATTGCACTTTACGGATCACTGGCCCAGAACATTCAGACTTCGCTAGAGAACGGCGCAGATGCTACGACACAGGCCGCGTTCTATCTAGCTCTTCGCGCTTACCCTAGAGCTAACTTCGAGTCGATTCGCTATCCACTGGGTAGCCCTAACGTCTCCGATTTAGAAAGAGATTCTCTTATCGGAGTCTTTATGGGAATGCCTGTAAACATTACGGACTTACCCGCGAACATGGGTCTAGCTTTCCAAGGCTTCGTAGAAGGCTGGAGATTCTCGGCTGGCTATAACTCTCTGGCGGTCGATCTTTACGTTACGCCGATCGCTTATTCACTCGACGCGTTCCGCTGGAACGACGTGCCAGCTTCCGAAACATGGAACACCGTTAGCCCTACACTTACATGGTTAGAAGCGACAGTAGTCGCATAAAGGAGAAAACGAATGCCTACGGTAACGCCCTCATTTAACTGGCCCGTTCCAGTATCGACAGATTTAGTAAAAGATGGAGCGACAGCGATCGAATCGCTGGGCGATGCTATCGATGCTTCTATGGCAGATCTTAAAGGTGGAACGACTGGACAGGTTCTAAGTAAGAACTCTAATACAGACATGGACTTCACTTGGGTAGCGCAAGACGACTCTAACGCAATCCAAAACGCATTACTAACAACTACTGGCGACACCATTTACGCAAGCGGAGCAAGCACTCCAGCACGACGAGCAATCGGAACGACTGGACAAGTCTTAACGGTTAGCGGTGGTGTTCCAGTGTGGGCAACTCCCGCGGGCGGCGGAAAAGTTCTCCAAGTCGTTTACGCTAGTTATGCAACGGAAACAACAAACACGACGA